GGATGCAGTTGATCCGAGCAATTGGAAATTGGTCTTACCCTTTGAACTTTGCCGATTTGGAAAGTAAGGGCAAGTATTATCTTGACACACCTTTGGTTGTTGGGACTACAAACTGCCGCAATGTGGTTGCAGAATGGGCCCCATTTTTGGTGGAGCCACGTGCAATTGTGCGGCGTTTCCAGGGCTCTTATTGGGTCGAGGTGTCAGATGAGTACAAGGACACTGCTGGTCGCTTCGATTATGAGAAGATGACCTCGGAAGTCCATGCTCGTGTTGAGCAGGCCTTAAAGCACACCAAAGATGGTGGAAAGCTTACCAAGGAGGATGTCATGGATTTGATTCCGTGGGATGCTTGGGTTATCAAGCATCATACTTTTGACACCAGCAGCGCGCCAACGGTCGTTGAACATGGTGGTTTGCGCTCTATTGTGCATGAAGCAGCAGCCACTATTAAGAAGCGATATGAGGCTAATTCCAAGGAGGTTGAAGATCTCCAGAACGTGCTTGACATGATGGAAGATACAGCCTCCAACTTCAAACTTGAGTGCGGATTACAGGCGCATGATTGTGCGGCTCCGAGTGAGACTTCTTGCAGCTCAGATCTTCAGGAATTTATGTCTGAGAGAGATGCTGCGGAGACACTTGAGATGTTGGACATTGTTGAGGATAGCGACAAGCCTAGATGGTTTGGCGCAAAAGCCGCAGTGGGCTTAAAGTCCTTGACTGAGTCTGTTGCTCGCAGGTGCCGCTGGCGTGCAGAAGTGCAAGCCCAAAGGAGCATTCTTTCGCGGATGGTATCTACCTTACGTGAGTTTGTCTCAGGCGCTCTTACGAAGGTCGGGCTAGGAAGCTTGGCTGGAACCACGGCAGGCGTTGCCGTAACAGGGGCCATTATAACCCTTACTCTTGGGTTGGTCGTGGCCGCTGTGAAGGCAGCTGCTTGCGTCTTCAACGGTGTTTCGAAGTTCTTAATGGGACTTTTTGGCACTAAGGTTGAGGATGACGTGGAGGAGCAGAGCAATGTCGGAGTTGCCGTGGCAAACACGCGCAAAGAAGTTACCTTCAAATTTGCTGGCACAGAGCATGTCTGGCAACAAGGGCTACATAGCCAAGTGGGATTGCCCCCACAAGAAGGAGCTTTCGATAAGATCTATGCCAACACTCTTAAAATGAGTGTGGAAGTTGATGGCGAG